CGTTGACGATCACGTGGGCCATCGGGAAGATGCTTTGCTTATTTAGGTCTACGTCAAAGATGTCGCCGAAGGTCACCACGTTTACTAGCGGGTGCGCACTCAGGTAGTCGTTGATCTTTTCCAGGACGAGGTATAGGTTTCTCATTTTCGTGTTATTTTTTCTAGCTCGCGTCGCTCAGTGTCTGCCTTTTGTTTTTCGTAGGAACCATGGGTGAAAGCGAAGTGGACGTTAAGCCTGCTAATTGCCTCAAAGCGAGTAGCATCTCCATGCGCAAGTGCGTAGAAGAGGTGGTACCACCCCCACCGTTTAGAGAAGGCCCCGACGTTGGAGAGGCCGTCGCCTTCAGCTCCCTCGCCATAGATGTCAGGATATCCTTGCACAATTCTGTCCCTAAACGGTATATAAAATTTACGGCTCCCATGGCCACGCCCAGGGGCATAGCTTTCATGGCCTCAGCGTATTTGTCTGTCCCTTCGTAGTCCTCTAGGTTGTAGAGCACACCAAAGCGCCCCTGGATCGGACGGTAGAGCACCGCCATGGCTTTGTGCATTTTCTGCCAGTCGCCAATGTTGTCCTCTATGTCCGTGTACTCCCCTAGGCTGATGTCGTCTAGGTTGGGGATGAATCCGAAGGTCTTGTCCTCTAGTTTGAAGTTCCGCGTCAGCGCAGGCTGGTTTTGGAACTGGTCTGCGATCGCTTGGGAAATGTCGTCAACGTCAGCTTTGCGCATCTGGCTCACCTCCCTCAGGCTTACGCCGCAGACGATTTCCACCAGCTTGAGCGCACGGAACTCGTCATCACCATCGGTCGCTGCCCACTTCTGGTATTGGCCTAGGGTAATGTCGTTGAGTGAGTCTGGTATGTTTACCTTGATTTTCACTTTGAAATAACTTTTATTTCGCTCGCTCGTATTCCAACCACACGGCGCGGAGCTCGTTGATGTAGGCCATCCACTTTTTAGGGCTGCAGGTGCAGGGCACGAAGAGCACGTGATTGAAGATGCGGGCGTGGATCGCTGCGATCTGCTTTTGCTGGTCCGCGTTCAGGGTGCGGGGGTTCTCAGCGTAGAAGGTCGTGAGCCAGTCGTACTCGTCCTGGGTCAGGCATTCCACCTTCCCGTAGGGCATGAGTTTGTTTAGCTTTTCTTTTCTGGCGTCGCATCCGCAGTCCACTCCCGTGGCTTCGCTGAACCAGTCCACCACGGCTTTGATGCCAGTGGCCTCTGTGATTTGTTCTATGGTGTCACCAAGGCCTTTCGCCCGCTTCCTTGTAGTTTTCGTAGTCGTCTTTGCAGTTGGTTTGGATTCGCTCTTTTGCATTTTTTAGTGTGTTGAAGATTGATCGTAGTGAGATTGTGGTTTCGCTGCTTAGGTCCCGCATGCTCATTCCTGAGTTGATGTAGACCGTGAACAGTTTCTTGTCGTACCAGTGCCAGGTGTCTACCTCGGCCCAGATGCTGTCTACGAGGCCAGCTAGCGCATCTTCGCGCTCCACTGGGTCGGTATCATACCTGGAGGCTGGAAGGTCGTCCGTGTAGCTTATTTTACTTTTGGCTTTGGTGTAGTCCGCGTACATGTTTCTGAGCGTTATGTAAACAAAAAAGGTGTTCACCTCAGTTTCGTTGTACATGATCCGTTCTGGTTTGCTCACGTACTTGTGCATGCGAAGGTACATTTCCTGGACTATGTCCTCAGATAGGTGGGCTGGGCATCCGAAGCTCTGGACCATCCTGATCCAGTCTTGATGCTTTTGGGCGAGTAGTTCTAGTAGGCTCATCGGATGGCGTAGCGTCCGTAGTTCGGACGGGATAGTTTATTGTAGGTGGCGTAGCGGGTGGCGTCAATGGCGTGATTGTATGCGTCTATGGGTTTGTTCAGTAGGTTGCCGTTTTTGTCCTCCACCCACTTGTAGTTCTGCAGTTCCTTTTCTAGGTTTTTGCTTCGGGCCGTTATGAAGATCTTATGGCGCTTGAGCATGTCTATGCCCGCGTTCACGCTGTCGGCTCCCTTTTGCGTGGGCTTTACGTTCCAGCCGAAGCGGTGCAGTTCCTCAATGGACTTTGGCTCGGCGGAGTCGGCGTAGATTTCCGCACGGCGATCTAGTCCTAGGTCCCGCAGGCGATTATTGATGTCGCTGTTGGTCATGCCCGTCTGATAGAACAGCTCGTCTAGGTAGAGGTTGTCCCCTGACTTGTAGACCTGGACTAGGGCGCTGGGATCGTTCGTGAAACCGAAGTCAAGGCCGTAGGCTAATAGTGTGGCGTTATCAGGCACCTGGCTTGTACCGAACTGGAAGATGGTGGCTCGGCTCATTCCACGCTCACCCATACCGTAGATGCGCCAGTAGTCCTCGTCGGTGTCCCGTAGGCGTTCTATTTCCTCACGGATCGCTGGCTCTAGGAACGGGTTGTCTTTGTAGGTCGTCTGGTAAAAGTCGCAGTCGTCCCTGGGGATCACTCTGTCGTAGATCCAGTGGAAGGTGTCGGATGGGTTGTAGTCCAGGATGACCTTGCCCTCGGTTCGGAAGATCAGTTGCTGCCAGTCCTCGTAGTAGAGCTCATTGGCCTCGTTGATGTAGAGCATTTGGCGCTTACGCCCTCGGATCTTTTGTGGCTGGTCCAGGCTTATAAACTCCACCAGGTTGCCGTTGAGGTAGTATTCGTGGCTGGACTTGTTATGGTATTCCTCGTAGTAGATTTCGTGGTTCCGCAGGATCTCAAAGAAGTCACGCATGACCGAGGCCCGCAGGGACGGGAAGGTCTTACGGCAGATCGTGATCGTGTGGCCTTTGTTCTCGTCCGTGTAGTTGAAGATGATCCAGAGTAGTATGTTATAGGTCTTGCCTGAGCGCGTTCCACCCTGCTCCACCGTGATTCGTTTCGGGGAGTGGACGAGGTGCTTATAGACCACGTTGGTGTCAATCCTCTGGCTCAACGACATTTATTGTGAATAGCTTGTCGCCCATGTTATGGACCTCTTGGCGCTCTACGTATCCTCTGGCCTTGCCTTTGGTCTTTAGGAAGAAGATCGTAGCGGTTGCGTTGCCGTCGGCGATCTGTTTATGCAGCTGGCTTTCGGCGAAGTCAATCGCCACGTTCTGCAGCTCGTCTATGGCGGATGCGAACTCTAGGTCCGTCTTTAGGTATTCGTAGTAGGTTGTGCGGCCTATGCCCACCTTTCGGCAGGCGGTTGTAACCACCCCTAGGCTTTGCTCCATTGCTTCCAGGAGCGCTCTTTTTGTCTGTTCGGTTCTGTTCATGGCTAAGTAACCTCAGTGTATCAATTTTGGGCCCATGGCTTGCCGTTGATTTTGATTTCCAGCGCTTCGTCCAGTAGGTGCATGCGCTCTATAATCACCTGGCAGTATTTGGGATCTAGTTCCATTCCGTAGCAGATGCGACCGATCTGGTGTGAGGCTACCATGGTGCTTCCTGATCCTAGGAATGGATCCGCTACTAGTTCACCTGCGACCGTGCTGTTTTTAATCAGTAGGGCCATCAGGGGAATTGGCTTCATGGTGGGGTGGACGTCGTTGCGTTTGGGTTTGTCCTGGCGGATGATCGTGCCTTGGGAGTCTTTGAATTCCTGGAGGATCTTTAGCATGTCTTCCTTTTTGAGGGTTGATAGGTCTACCTCACTCTCAAACACGGTGTCGTGGGTTCGCTCGTCTACAAAGTAGTGGCCTGCGCCTGCCTTCCATCCGTAGAGGATTGGTTCGTGGCGCCACTGGTAATCCTGGCGTCCTAGCACTAGGGCGTTTTTTACCCAGATCAGGCATTGCTTCAGCAGCAGTCCGCTATTGGTGAACGCCTGGCGGAAGGCTACCCCTACGTTGTCGCTGTGGAAGACGTACCATGCTCCGCCTGCTTTGGTGAGGCGTGCGAAGTTCTGGAAGGCGTCTTGGAGGAAGTTGTAGAACTTGTCGTCCGACATTTTGTCGTTCATGATCTTCATTCCGTTGCTGCCTTCGTAGTCCACGTTGTAGGGTGGGTCTGTGAGTACCATGTCCCAGCGTTGTCCGTTGGCTAGCTTTTCAGCGTCCTCTGGTTTGGTGCTGTCCCCACAGACGAGGCGGTGGGGTCCTATTTCAATTACGTCGCCTGGTTTGACGATGCTTTGGATGTCTTCTGGTATTTCGTAGTGGTCGTCCTGGGCTTCGCCTTCCTCCATTTCCTCTACGGGCAGATCTAGTCCCCAGTCGTCTAGGTCTTGTGCTGCCCACTCGTTGGCGAGGACGTCCCAGTCCCACTCACCGAAGCCTACGTTGTCTTTGATGACGAACTCGGCCTTTTGCTCTTCTGTGAGCTGGTCTGCGACAATGATGGGAACTTCCATCAGTCCCGCCTCTATGCAGGCTTTAAGGCGCATATTCCCACCAAGGACCACCATTTCGTTGTCCACTACGATCGGGCGGAGGTTTAGCATCTCTGGGAATTCCTGGATGCTTTTCACTAGCTTTTTGAATTTGTTAGCTGTGATCGTGCGGGGGTTCTTTGGATTGGGCTTGATCAGCCGAATGTCTACTTTGGTCATTTTTGTCTGTTTTGATAGTTTGCGTCGTGGATGCCTTGCAGCCAGTCCTTGATGTCTTTGCGGTCCCCATACTCCACGTGGCATTTGCGGCAGAGTCCCATTAGGTTTTCTATTACGTCGGCGTGCTTTGATCCGCCCATGCCTCTGGCATCTATGTGGTGGATGTCCACGGCCTGGCTTCCGCAGACCTCACACGGGATCCAGTCGGTCGTGTCGTAGCCCATGGCCTGCAGGTAGACCTTCGTGTGCTTTTTCATAGGATCTGTACGCTTTGGTCCACCAACCTTTTGTGCTTTACCCGTACCACTTCCTCTGGGTTTTCATAGTGCTTTGCCCAGCCTCTGTCTTTGGATTCCTGGCAGCGGCGTTTGTTCAGGTCCTTGTAGCGTTTGAGTAGCCACTCTATGTCTGTGAAGCGGTAGTGCATCAGGATGCCTTGTCCATACCTTACGTCGCCCGACATTACGGCGTGGTGGCATCCGATGCTGTAGTTTGATTCTTTGATTGCCGTCGGGTTGAAGACCGACATCTTATCGTAGTATTCGTCGGGGGCACCGTAGCGCTCGGATGTCATTTCGTAGCCTCGGCACTTGATGACCGTCGCGTTCTGGTTCTGGTCAAACATTACCAGCTCGTCGGCATCGCAGATGATCACCCAGTCGGCCTGGCTGTTTTTCCAGACGCTGTTTTTCTGTTCTGTCAGCTCTAGTTCGTGGTATCCATCTGTGCGTCCCCACTGCATCACGAACGCTCCCATGCCGTGGGCTATCGCCTGGGTGAAGTCGTCGCTGTAGTTGTCCATGACAATGATCTCGGCGCGGTAGCGGTTGCGGTACCACTCAATGGCCTGCCTGATCTGGCGCTCATTGTTCCAGGTGAAGATGTATGCCTCTATTTTCATTTCAGGTAGTTGTAGTAGCAGAGGTCCTCGTCTATGGCGTCCACGGATCCGTAGCGCATTAGGTCCTGGGCGAAGATGCCGTCGGCCTCATAGGCTTCCGTGTAGCGCAGCCCCATGTGTGGACGGTACAGGTAGCTGGCAGTGTCCACCTTGCCTATGACTGGTTCTGTAGTTGCCTTGAGTCTTCGTCCCTGGTTCCAGTTGACCATGACGGCGCTGGTGTTCATCAGGTCCTGGATGCGCTCGGCAAGCGCTGGGTGGAAGATATTGTCGTCGTCCAGCATGTACACCCAGTCCTTGTCCGTAAATGATTCGTCGTAGAGGTCCAGGAACTCGTTGCGCAGGGGGTGGCCCCATGATCCAGTGCGCAGGCTGTAGATGCTTACGTCGGCAGGGCTGTAGAAGAATCCTTTGACCGTTTTGTCAAAAAGAACAACCCAGGTCGCGTGACCTGGTATTGTGGGCTTGATCAGCTTTAGGTTTTCTGGCCTAGAGCACGGTGTCACTATGTATAGCATCGTGGCGGATCTGGTTCATTTTCTGGATCGTGAAGGCCTGCATGTCTTCGTTCAAAGATAGGGCTAGATCTTCAACAAGGTTTGGGTTCTGGTTCAGCCTTCGTACCGCAGGCATCCAGTCGTTCGGGTAGCTGACCGCTATGCAATTCTTTTCTGTGGTGAAGTAGCTGTAGGGTTTCACGTTGCTCACGATCAGGGCGCTTTTACTGAATCCTGCCTCTATCATTTTCAGGTGGGACTTGCAGCTAGCGAACTGGCTTGCGTTGAGTGGGGCGAGGCTGACGTCCGCGTTCTCGTACATTTTGTGATAGTCGCTTGGGCGCATGCTGGGCATCGTGTGCTTTGCCTTCAGGATCGCTGGGTATCCGTCAACGTCCGCCACGTAGGACTCCACCTCTGAGAGGTCTAGGTTTGTGGCCTTGAGGTCGCGCTGATGATGCTGACCTCCTATGTAGGCGAAGCGCACCTGGTCGCTTGGCTCGCGGTTGACCTCCCATCGGTTTGGGTCTATGCCGTTGGGTATGATAACTATGTTTCTGTTGTAGGGTCGCACCTTATTGGCGAGGGTGTGATTGGTCACCCATACTTGGTCCGCTACCTTCATGCTCTTTAGGATGCGGTCCTGGAAAAGCCCTGCCTCGTAGGTGGAGTTCAGTGGGTGGCCTTTCGGCAGTTCCCACCAGTCGTCCTGGTCTAGGATCAGCTTTACGTTTGAGGCTCGGCAGAGCTTGACGAAGTTGTCCAGCGGTGATACTGGGAAGGCCCTGGAGGCGATTACGTGAGTGACCTTGTTCCAGGTTTCTGGTTCTATGTCTGTGATCTGCTCCACGAAGCACACCTCTATGTCCATAGCCATTAATGGTACGTAGATCCTATGCCAGGGCACGCCTGAGTTTTTTCGGCTGAATGCTAAGACGAAGGGCTTCATTTCCCTGCAAACTTTTCCAGCATGAATTTTTCGTACTCGCTGCAGTAGTATTTCATGGCCTCGTAGTAGTCCTGGTGCATCGGGAAGTCCATCAGGAATTCCTCTGTCCCGTCGCCGCCTGATCTGTAGCCGTCAAAGTGAATCATTACCACCTCGTGCTCTGGGTTGTATCCGTATGAGAATATCTCAACGGGTTCTATGTAAACCATCTCTTTGCTCATTTCTCTTTGGTGTTAAAGGTTTCGTTGTAGTACAAATCATTAAGGTCTTGGCCCTTGTTTCCATTAGACCACCCGATGTCATAAGCATTCATAATTGCCTCTTTCTCTTTCTCAAGAAGTGCTTGCGCTAACTCAATGCCCGCAAGTATCGTCCAATTTCTTTTACCTTCACTAAGGTCATAATCATATAAGTCCTTGAGTTGGTCAATCAAGATTTGCATTGGCGTATTCATCTCCATTCTAAATTAAAGGTTAATACGCTCAAACGTCTTGCCGCTCTCGGTCATAACGTAGTAGTGGTCATCTTTAAAAAGAGAAAACCACTTACCATCTTCATTGAGCAAGATACCATCCTGCACATCGGGGTTTAGACCTAACGTCTCGCAGGTGCTGAGGTATTCCTTCAGATGAAGTTCGCTTTTGGTGTAGACAGCATAGTTGTCTCCAATCCAATAATTACGCTGAGTGTAATCTTTGTTAATGATTCTTAATGTGAACATTTTGTATGTATTTATATATGTTGCCGTCACTTGACCGCAGACGGCTTCTCGGTTTTTAAAGTTCCCCGAAGATGGTGTACGAATCCAAGTCCTCACCCAAGATGAAGAACTGCTTGTACAGTTCAATTGCCTCAAGCGTTTTTCTTTCGCCTTCTGCTACGAACTCGGGAGTGATGGAGTATATACCCACATCCAAGCTCGCCTTGTCAATAGCGATGAAGTAGAACTTGTCAATCGGCACA